GTCTTTGGCCTTTTTATGAATGTCCATCATATTATTATTCAGGTCAGCCATTGTTTTTAACAGTATGGCAACAACTTCAAATGCTCTTGGTGAATCTGATTCGGTTGCCACCTTCAATGCACTTTCAAGAGCTATATTTCCGTTCCCGATCAGATCCTTTATGTTCTGTTGAGCCTTTTCATAATCCTTTTGAAAATTACTAGAATCAAAAGTACCACCTGCAATGGCTTTTGTTTCTTTTGAATCATTCAACGGGACATTAAAAAAATTGGCTAAATTTTTATTCATTATGTTAAATCTAAATCTATTCCAGCAGTAAGCCCAATCGTGCTGATTTGAGAGACTGCTTCCGAACTTGCAAATATAAACGACTTTGCCATAAAATTAAATGTAGATATATTCACTCTTCTATTAGTAAGATCGCCGTCATATTTATCACTGATGTTATTGGATACCATCGTTATTGGTATTGCAATATTAGTGATGTAATCAGTAAAATTCATGTTTATGACATGTGTTGGATTAAACAACGGCATTATTTGTTCTATTATTTGTAATGAATCATCTATATGTCTTGTATATACAAACAATGTAAATCCAACATTTACGGGCACTTCACTAAAGACCATATTTGTTGAGTTGTTACAGACTCCATTAGTAGAAGTACCAAATTTTAATGGTGTATTTCTATTTCTTCTTCTATTTGGGTCTGGCGATATGGCGTTCATTATATAACTCAATCTTGGCAATTGATTTTCAATACGAACACCATCTGTTATGGAAGAAGGATTTAAGTATCTCTGAATAAACTTTTCTTGAGATGCGTATGTAATTGGGACTCGGATATCAAGATCAGATCCACCAACAGTAGAGTTTTCATGCTTGACATGAATATCACTAAAAAGGGTTCCAAATGCAACCACCAATTTTCTTAAGTTTTTGTTGTAATCAGTGCCGTACATTTTTACCTCTTATTAGCAATCTTCAACCGCAAAAGGATTGTTTTCATCAAAAGTAAATCCCGCTGCTTCTTGTTGCAAGACTTCGTTTATACCAGCAGTTGTTCCAAGAACATTATTCAATGGTATTATACCAGAGCCAGACAATCCTCTTGTAGTGTTCATGACATCGTTTACGGTAGAATTGTTTGTTTGAATTGTCTCGTAACTGTAGGTGAACAATTCTGCTGTTATTTGATAAGAATACAATTTACCCAATGGATACATTGGATTTTCGTGTTCAACAAAGTTTATTTCAAATAAAGATTTGGATAAAGGAAAATATATCAAGTCTCCTTCTCTTGGTCTTATTATAGTTGGATCAAATGTCGTTACTTCTTCTGTAAATCTTTTTCTTGCAAGAATAAGAACAACTTTATCTTTAATTTCAATACCAAACTGCGTTATGATATCTGTGCCATCAAATCCTTTAAAATTTGCCAAATACATTTCGATAGTGTAAGATGTACTGAAAGAAGAACCAGGATCTTCTCCAAATAACTTATCTATTGACAGATATTGTCTAGGTATATAAAGGCAATCCATTCCAGTTGCCTTTATTATTTCGATGGTTACGCCTTCTACTAGATCTTGTTCACCCTTATATCTGGTAATGTATGGATTTATTGCCATTATTATCCTATCATTGGATCAACTGGTAGTTCTTGTGTTCTCAACAATGTATTTTCTATCTTTTCTAATTCTGCAGTTGCCTCTTGCATCATTGCAGGGGCATTCAAGGATGCACCACCCGGAAGAGGAACATTTGCAAACTTCATCAAATTTTGTGCCCATTGTCTCTTTAAAAGGGCCGTGTAGTATAATCTAAACACACGATCATTCCAAACCAATGGATATTCATTTGGATTGATTTTAACATATGCTTCCACAAAAAGATAAGAGCCGTCAATATATTTACTTGCATCAGTATCTAAAAATAATCTATTCGTGGTTTTTGTATATGTATATGAAGCCGGATAATTGAAAACGTCGTTTATGAGTTTGATATAACTCATACCTTCCATATATGCTGCCATTGGAGCAGAAGAAAACCCAGATTGATTAAAATACAAACCAAAGAAATCAAACAATGTCATTTGATATCTTAAATCGAACATATAGTCACCAACTACGTTTGATGCTCTATAAACTTTTGAAATTGTTCTTATGTCAGTTGCTTCTGGCCAGTAACCAGTTAGTCCCGTTGTGCTATCTGTGACTATTTGTGCACCCAAAGCAGGCCCAAAGGTTGTAGTATCAAAATATTTTCTTGCAATGTCGTTTTGAGTTATCTGGTATATGTAAATAGCCCTTTGATTAAAATCAAAGTGTCTATCATACATATATTCCAATGCTTCATCTAAACGATCTTCCGCTTGTTGTGGATCTACGTTGATTTGAACAACAGGGGCACCTAAAGCCCTGAAGCAATAATCTATAAAATCTTGTCGTGAGTTTATGGCCATGATAAAAATATTTATGAATTTTTAAGCATATTCTTTAAAATATTAATATCATGCTCCTTTATCGGGTCAGAATTAACAGTAACCTGAATTAATTTTAAATCTTCAAAAGACATATTTTCTATTTTTTCTCTTCTGTCTTTGTTTTCTTTTACAACATAATTTGGATCGTAGTTTGTAAATCCAGGCATTTTTAAAGGACAATTTAAAACTGGATAATCCAATTTTGAATACTCACCCTCCTTTTTTAATAGCCAAGTATTGTTTTTGTCTCCACACCCACAACCACTACAAAAGTGGTAATCTGAATTTTTACTTTTTTTCAAATGATGGCAGGCTGAAATGTTATCTTTGTTACCAAAACAAGAAACAACTCTTAGTTGTTTCGTTGGTAGATCTATTTTATTATTATCAAATCCTCTAGAGGCTATTGACATAGCCAAAGACACAATTTTTTTAATCATATCAAACGTTTTCGTATATAATTGTTGTTCCTGCTGGATACACGTTTCTATTCAAAAAAGCCTTATATTTGTCTGGAACAGTTCCATAAATCTTTATAACATTGTTAGAATATGTTGTCACTGTTGTGGTATTATATGGCAAATCTAATAATTCTACTAAAACATATCTTATTGCTGTAGTTGTACCTTTAACTCTTAAATAATTTTGTTCAGCAAATAAAGAAAAAGATCTTATATTTGGCAAAATATCTTGAAGATCCGAAGATGCAAAGTCTTCACCTGGAAAATATTCTTCTGCCAATCCCTCTAATAGTTTTCTATCCATCAATAAGCCAGTTCTTATGTTTTCCCAGTTAACATAAGCACCGTAACCATATTCCATACTAAACAACCATCTTAAATAATTTTTGATAAGTGGTATTACTCTTACTTTTGTTGGATCGGTTTCATATTCCTTTAAAATATAATCTGGAAATAAAGATTCTACTGTTAGTTTATCGCCAGCCCAGTATTGTCCCTGAACATTATAATACTCAGAGCCATATGCTTCTAGCACTCTTTTTAAGAATATTTCTAGTTTAGACTGTAAAGTTACTGGGAGATTTGTAAAAAAGAATGGTATCATTGTCCGTAAACCACTGAAGTTCCTGCGGGGGCTCTTTGAGATAGATACTCTAATAAAAGTGTTTGATTTGTTGAAGATAATCCATTGACATATATGTTAACCGTTCCAGGAACATCTCCATTTCTTACTTGAATTAAAGTTTCATCATCTGTTCCGGGTATATAAGAAGACAATATTGCATTTATATAATCACGTAAAGTAACACACCGATCTTGGCTAAGTCCAAATAGTACTTTTGCTCTTGTTGCCTCCACAGACAAAGTGTTGTATCCACCAGATGCGGGGCCTATGAATGAAAACAATGAATTTGGATCAGATATTGTTGCGCTGTTTCCAACTGCCCCTGCAGAAACAACAGCCTTTACCATTACAGAAGAACTAGTTGTCAGTAACTTAGCATTTGCAAAATTTGTTGTTACCAAATATCCTAATGGTGAATTTTGAACTGTAAATATTTGTTGATTGTCTGCTGTTGATAAAAAAGATTTTTCTACTCTTGTCCATTTTACTTGACTTGTTGTTGGATTAAAAGGATCAGTTATTTCATAGAGACTTATTGTCTCGGGATCTACAGTATATGGAAGTAGCATTGATTCTGTTTCAAAATCCCAATTTGTATATACATTTATACCGGAACCAGCGTATAAATTGACATTAGATCCACCAGAAGCACCTACAATGGTGTCTGGATTGTAAAAATGTATTGAACTTCCATCTGGTGTTATAGCATCAAAACTTGTATAATCAGAAATGTTTTTAGTTGTAGTTGCAACAGATTTTGCAGATTTTACAGGAGAAATCAAAATACCACTATTAGAGGCTATACCAACCAAAGATTCAATTAAAGATGCAGTGGACACAAATGATTCTTTTAAACCTAATTGTGTATATATTCCATTATAAGCAGTTGCAGTAGCTAATATGTTTACAATCATATTGGCGGCGCTTGCTTTATTTCTAAAGTCTATATCTTTTAGTTCAGGTTGCTTTTCTAAAAAAGTAACCAAAGAATTTACAATATAAGAATAATCTAGAGAAGCAACCTTAAGTTCGTTTAAATTATAAGCCATTATAGTGGGACCTCTATGCTGCAATAAGAATTTTTCTGAAAATTGACACCATCAAATGTTGAAAAATAAACATCAAATTTTATCAAATCTGTCGAATAATAAGACATTTGGGCTTTAACATTAGACAATCTAGGTATGCTTGATTGTATAGCAGCCGCCATTGTTATGTTAATTAAAGTTCTATCTACATTTCCTTGAAATATGTAGTCATATATTTTTGATCCAAAACTCATATCAGAAATCAATTCATTTTGTTGCGTTCTAGCAACATGTTGTATCTGTTGAACTATGGAATTATATCCAGAAACAGTTGATATGTCTACCTTACTGTTGGTGGTGACTGATGGCTCAAAATATATTGAAAAATCTTTAGTTGCCATTTTAAATATTTATCAACCCCATATCTCGTTATCAGGTGGTGTAAACGGACTGGTTGGATTGGATGATCCTATCCCGGGCAAGTTGAATCCACCAGCACTAGAACTTACTGTTGTGTTAGACCCGCTCGGGCTATTTGAGTAATATGTATGCAAAATTTGCGATACACGAATCATGGTTTCATGTGTTCCACTGTTTGTGAATGTGTGCTTTACGCCCATCACCCAATAATAATCATTCATAACAGACTGGCCCGTTGAATATGGGTAACCACTTATATTGTCGGCTTTTACATATACAATATCCCCTATTTTTAGATTTAAATCACCTGATATGACAAGATCAAGTTTTCTAGCATATTTTAAAGAATCCAAAAACTCTCTTCTTTTTACTGGAGTTTCTTTGGGTGTGTTCCAAAATGTTGCTATATTTAATCTTAGTTTTAAATATGCTTCATATCTAGAATTTATGTCTGGACAGTTTGTGCTAAATGGAGCATCTGGTGCTGGCCAGTAGCATCCAAGCCATTCGTCTCCCATGTTTTGTTTTACTAAAGTCATCTCCTCGGACGGATCTGGTAAGTAAATATCATTTAAATTATTTGGATCATATTGTTTACCCGGTCCGGTCCATAAGCTGGCAGAAGATGTTATTCCTATTATTTCTGCAACTTGTTTTATCTTTGGAAATTTTTCAAAACAATATTCTAAACTATCTGGAGCGTTTGTAAATCCTTTGGTTATTTGAGCATTTGCACACGTATATTCACTAACAGACACCAATGGATAAATTGGTGCTTTCATTTTATTACTTCCAATTATTTTTATTTGTCCTGCGTCACTCATGATAAATTCCTATAATTAACTGCATGTTCCATCTACGATATTTTCAACTGTAAAGTAATACATCTTTGCCCCAATTAAATCATATGGAACTTCTACTCCAGAATCAACCAATAGTTTGTCTGCACTGACCCTGTACATTCTAACTATGTGAGATATTGTTCCCTCTTCTGGATTAAATGTGGTATCATACGCCCCAACAGGTCTATATTTAAATCCTGATGGTAAATTTGAACTAACCCATCCGGGAGGATAATAATCTGGTGTTCCCAGACCTGCAGTCCTTTCATTTAAATTTATTGCCCATGTGCTGTCTGGATATGTTTTTCCATTAATAACAACACCTTCAGTTGATTGCAAATTTGGATCGTATTCCCAATTTTCTACATCTGTATAGTATGTGCCACCATCATTGCCCGTAGTATTTTTTGTTGTATATTTTAGACCTTTCCATCTATATCTAAATTTAAGACCCTTTCCATTTTCTGCAGTCTTTGCATTTTGATCTGGTCTATATTGTATCAATTCTGCAAAGAAAGAGTCCTCTGTGTCTTCCCCCATACAACACAAAGTATACAAGATAAAATTTTGTTTTTCAATCTTTCTTATAAGTTCTAAATTTTTATTAGAAAAATTATTTCCACTTAATACTTGATATCTGATATCGATTATTTTTTGTAAATTAAATGTGTTTGGATTTCCAGTTGGTGGAAGTGGGTAGTTTGGGCTAACAGGAGTAAAATCAAATATATTTTTCCACATGTGGCCAGAATCAACATAGTTCATAAAACCAGTTGCACCCATATAATTGAATAGTGCATATTTTGGGCTTACTCCATATTCGGTCGATATCAAACTTCCGTTATCATGATTTGGAGACATATATTTTGCATGATATCCCCATTCGCTTTCGTATCGCAATTCATCCGATCCCGCAGTAATTCCATTTATGGCTCCACTAGAAGCAATTATTTCTGTATTATTTTTAAGACCATCATCTTGAACAAATAATGTTAGGTATTCTGTACTTGCAGTATTTCCTGGTTTGGGATTATTATCTAAAAATTTAGGAACAGATCTTATATAATAATAGTTTTTTGAAACATATTGATCGGCAGGATCTGTGCTTATAGTATAAATCTTTTTAAAAGTAACATTGGAGTTATCTACAGTAAATTTTTGTTGTGGAACATCTCCGCTGTAAACTGCATATTTAAAGTTAAAGGAATCTAGTTTGTCTAATATTGCCTGTCTATCTTGTAATGGTGTTTCAGGAAAATATTTAAAATTAATTGTATTTCCAAATTCTGTCCAAAACATGAATCTTGGATTTTTTGTATCTTTACCTGTAGCAAGAGTAGATAAGTACATCAAATATTGAAATGTATTATCTGATGCAGATTCTAAATGATGGCCATTTGGATTTAATGGTCTATACAATATAAAATTATCAGTAGGATCGCATGTTCTCACTGTTGGATTTGAATTTGGAAATTTAACATCTAAAATTTCTCTAGAAATTTTGGATATAAAATCACTAGTTTTGTGGACTTGTGGTTTTTTTACGTTTAACTCTTTTATTAGAGAAGATTTTTGTGAATACTTATAAAAGTAATTTGAAACATTTATAGAAACAAAGTTTTGCTCAGTATCGGATGCCGCATTTGTGACATAACTTGTACTAGTTACCGATAAATTGATATATGATTTATCAGTTGCATTTTGAAATACTAATTTTACATTTGTAACTTGATTTGTCTTAATAAAAGATAATATATCTTTTTTATCTCTTAAAATTAAAGCACCAACTGGATATATTTCAAATATATTTTCTTCCATCTCCAATCTGTGAAATTCACATTCTGGATTTCTAGCCATTATGTCGTAAGAAAATGTGGGCCTATTTCCCGTTTCACCACCATCATTGTCTTCAAGCACAATTTGGACTAATGAAGAATGAAATGCATTTGAGCGTGTATCGTTCATATCAACTATATTTAATATAGATTAAGTTATTAAATATCTTAGAAACTTGACCGGGTAAAAATGCTTTTACAGTTTTTGGTGTTTCAATTAACACATCTGAAACAGTATAATCTACAGC